TTAGAAGAAGTAGGCCGCTACTTTACATATGATTGGGATGGACAACTCAAAAAGATGAAAAAGGCGATGAAGAAATGAAACTCTTTTGTGAATATGATCGCTTTGAATTAGAACAAGACATCATCAAAGCATGGGGTGTTGTAGATATGATTGATGAACTTATTCGCCAACACTTAGACAGACCAGAAGGCGCTTTTAGTGAAGATGAATTAGCCAATCGATTAGAAGGCATTAAGTATGTTTCCGAAATGCAATTCCAGCGTTTGTGGGATGGTTTTGAAGTAATGATTAAAAAAGGCCACTTCACCAAAACTCGATTTGGTGATTCTCCAGAAATAGCAATACCCGATAATGATGTAGAAATTGATGTTAAAAAGAAAGGTAAGAAATGAACGACACAGTAGATGTACAAGCAACTCCAGCAGATCCATTGGCAGATAAGATTATGACTTTGAAGTTTTCTGTAAGTGACCTCAATGGCATTATCAACGCATTAAATCAACCATATCAAACTCCAGCAGTTTTGTTGGCTAATATTATTGCCGCAATCCAATCACAGTGCGCGCCACAGATTGATGCTTTAAATGCCAACGCAACAGCGGAGACACCAAGTGAACCTCAAGCAACTGCTTAAACGCGCAGGTGTCAGTAATGACATCATCGCAGAAGTTGAACGCAAGTCTGCTCGTACCAGCGCAGAACAGGAAATTGAGCATCAAGAAAAGGCTGCAGCTATGGCTAAGATGATGCTCAATGATGTTCTGCCACATTTGCGTAAAGCTATGGAGACGCAAGACAAAGTCCCATCAAAACCAAAGCGAACAATTATCATCCCTGATTAGGGCGGTTTTGGTCGTATTTTTGCATTAGTATAGTTAGGACACGCTGTGAAGCGCTCCTGCGAGCGTAAAGAAGCTCTGCATTTGGACTGGGGACGCTCGGTCGTGACAGCCCGGAAAGACGGGCACCAAATACTATAAGAGGACGAAATGGACGACTTTAAAAAATTGCCTAAAATGAAAACCGGTGGTTCAGCCAAACCCGGCCTCTATGCCAACATCCATGCTAAACAGGAACGTATCGCACACGGCTCAGGAGAGCGTATGCGCAAGCCGGGCTCTGCTGGAGCCCCTACCAAGGAAGCATTCGTAGAGTCCGCCAAAACGGCTAAAAAGGCCACTGGCGGGTCTGTTAAACATGATGAGCCAATCGCTAAGACAACCACTGGTAAAAACCGCCACTATTTGAGCACTAAAGAAGGTGCAGGCATGACAGAAGCCGGTCGTAAAGCTTACAACGCCAAAAACGGCAGTCATCTTAAAGCACCACAGCCTGAAGGTGGATCGCGCAAAGACTCATTCTGCGCTCGTATGTCTGGCGTTAAAGGCCCCATGAAAGATGAAAATGGAAAACCAACAAGAAAAGCAGCAGCACTAAAAAGATGGAAATGCTAATGGCAACCAAAAAACCATCACCAAAGAAAAAAGAATTTACTGAAGAAATGGCTCAGACCGTTTTAGAGTTGGGCAAACAAGGCGCATCCCAAAAAACCATGTATGCTGCAATTAACATCAGCAAATCCACTGCAGCAAGATGGAAAAAAGAAATTCCAGAATTTGAAGAAGCAATGTCTTTGGCAACAACTTACGCTCAAGCATATTGGGAGTCCATGATGCTTGCTAACATTGACAACAAAGCATTTAATTCACGCGTTGCAGAGCTTGCTTTGAAGGGACAATTCCCCGATGATTATGGTCAGCGTCTAGATATAAAACAAGATATCAAACAAGAAGTAAAGATAGATTTCACAAAAGAAGTAAACGACTTAATTAAGTCACTGAAGTAAAACAACAAGGGGGAATAGGCTTAGCGGCCGTGCTGGTGCTCATTCACCAGCTACCCACCAAATAGCTAATGAGGGCTTCATCAATGAAACAATGCAGCAAATGCGGTGTAGTTAAACCACTGTCGCTGTTCAATAAATGCAAAGCATCAAAAAACGGATACCAATCGTATTGCAATGACTGCAAATCTGCATTTAACAAATCGTATTATCAACAACACAAATTAAATTACAACATTAGAGATGCTAAAAGACGCGCCTCCAAAATGCAAAGAACTCCCCGTTGGATCAAAGATGTCTTTGTCGATGAAATTAAGGTAATTTACAGACGAGCAAAATTGATCAAAAAGTTTACGGGGGAGACATGGCACGTAGATCATATTGTCCCTCTAAAGGGTGAAAAGGTATCTGGTTTGCATGTTCCTTGGAACTTACAGCTACTTCCGGCGTCAGAAAATTTAGCTAAAAGTAATAAATTTACGCCCTAAAAATTGAAAAATATAGTTAGGCGATTTTGTAGTATAATTTGCATTAGTATGTATAGACACTAAAAAGGTAAAAATGACAGCGCATGCCCTACTCTCAGCTTCGGGCTCTAAACGATGGCTTTCTTGTACGCCATCAGCCAGATTAGAAGCAACTCTCCCAGATCCAAAACGCAGCACCAAGGGGATAGATTTCTCTGCTGAGGGCACATTAGCCCACTCGCTTGCAGAAATCCGTTTACGACAATATTTTAACCAGATAGGGTATGAAGAATATGAAGCAGAATACGAAGAAATCAAAAACCACGAAATCTATCAAAATTATACATCCGATGAACGAGACGACTTCGAGGCTAATGTCGATAATTACGTTCTATATGTCCGCTCTCAAATTGGCGAAGGCGATACCCCGTTATTTGAACAGCGCGTGGATTTCAGTGACTGGATACCTGACGGTTTTGGTACTGCGGACGTCGTTATACTTTCAAAACATTCAATCCGAGTAATCGATTTAAAATTTGGTAAAGGAGTACCCGTAGATGCTAAAGATAATACTCAACTTCGTTTATACGCTCTTGGGGCGTACGCCAAGTTCAAAGAAGAATACCCAGACATCAAGGAAGTCACGTACACAATCCACCAGCCAAGACTTGACTCTATTAGCAGCGATGGGACGACCATCACCAAGCTCGTCGACTGGGCAAACTACTTCGTCAAGCCCAAAGCCAAGAAAGCGTGGAGCGGCGCAGGTGAGTTCCTCCCCGGCGAATGGTGCCAGTTCTGTAAAGCCAAAGCGCAGTGCCGCGCCCGCTCAGACTTCAACTCGGACCTCGCAAAGCTCGAGTTCCAAACCCCAGCCCTCCTCACCGAAGAAGAGTTCAGCGAAGTCCTCACCAAAGCGCAAGACCTCCGTACGTGGGTAAATGATGTTGAAGAATATGCGCTAACCCGCGCAGTTGAGCAAGAAGTTATTCCGCCCGGCTTTAAGTTATCTACCACATCAACTCATCGTAAGATTAGTGATCAAGCTCTAGCAGCTGTAGTGCTTAAAGAAAAAGGTATGCCAGAAGATCAGATTTGGGAACCAAAGAAATTAAAGTCCATTGCGGCTTTGGAAAAGATGGGACCCAAAGGACAAGTTGCCGCATGGTTAGGTGACTTGGTATTGCGCCCAGAAGGCTCACCTAAGTTGGTGCGTATTAAAGAAGATGCGAAGGGAGATTTCGCATGAGTACTTGGCTAATCGCAGCGATGGGTGTTGTATATTTTATTGTGGCTATGGATCAGTTTAGAAAGGGCGGAGTTGGTACTGGCATCATGTTTCTTGGTTATGCCATGGGAAATGTGGGGCTCGTTATGGTAGCAAAATAATAACAAGAAAGGCAACCATGTTGGTACAATGTTATGACACACAGTTTGAAGTACCAGAATACATAATTGATAAGTTCATAAAAGATTTTGACGGATTGCCCGGCAGTGGAAATAGAGAATCTATTTTGCAATTAAGAGGTGCAATAGAAGATATTGTCGATGTAGTTGCAGAAGATCCAGAAATACTGTATGATAAGAATTATCAGGCAGAGTTCATAGAAGCCATGGCAATTAAGTGTGCTTTAGAACATCATGGTATACTGTATGATGCGTAGTAAGGGTAATGGCTAGGGCCCTTTAATTCTAGTCAGTCTAAAAAGGTAAAAAGGTAAAAATTATGCCAGCAAAATCCACAAAAACTAAATTCGTTACTGACAAAGTACGTTTTTCTTTTGTACACGTATTTGAGCCAGCAGAAACACTCAACGGCTCTATGAAGTATTCAGCTTCTATTTTGATTCCTAAGTCTGATAAGAAAGGTGTAGAAGCCTTTACTAAAGCTTTGGAGCAAACCAAGCAAGCTAACCTCAATTACTTTGGTGGCAACATTCCAAAGAATCTTAAAGGCGGTTTACGTGATGGCGACGCAGAGAAAGACGATCCAATCTATGCGGGTCACTATTTCTTTAATGCCAACTCCAACGAAAAGCCCGGCATCTTTGATGCAGAGAAAAACGAAATCTTTGATAAGACCGAGTTTTACAGTGGTTGCTATGGCCGCGCTTCAATCACAATGTACCCATATGATGTAAGTGGTACCAAGGGTATTGCATTTGGTTTGAACGCTGTTATGAAGACAGAAGATGGTGAGCGCTTAGGTGGCGCAACAGCATCAGCAGCAGATTTCGCAGTATAAGTAGTTCCTTTCAGTAGTAAGTAGTACAAGGGAGTGTCCGTAGAAACTGCGGCCTCCCTTTTTCATCAACTCAATAACAATAAAAGAAACCATGGATCAATATCAAGAATATATAGCCGCCAGCAGATAT